TCGCAGCGGCCCAAAACGGGGCGCAAGTCGTCGCATGAACGTCGTCAAATCCCACCTCGCAGCCGAACTTCCTTATCCAGAAATGGAAAAGCTGGTTATGGACGCGGTTCGGATGGGTGTGTCGATCCAGCAATACGTCGGTTATCACGTCCTGCGCTCAGCATTTGGGGTGAATCATCCGATGGTAGTGGCATTTGAAGCGTCCCTTAATGGGAACGGCGGGGCCTAAAAACGAACGGCCGTATGGTCGGAAGTCAGTACACGGGGATGTGAGTCGTAATACAAGCCGCTTTCGAAAGGCGTCTTCTATTTCTACTTTTTAGTTGAACTAACGCCCTTGAGGCGGTTGGGGTCACACCGTGAGTATTCAAGCAATGGCATGGGCGATGGAACAACAGATCGTGAGCGACGCTTCGGCTCGCCACGTCCTGTTGTGCCTGGCTAACTATGCCGACCAAGATGGCAAGGCGGCTTTCCCGTCGACGGCCAAACTCGAAAAGGATACGGGGCTTTCCGAAAGCACGATCCGCCGCAAGCTCGACTCCCTCGAAGAATTGGGACTGATCGCACATGGCAATCAGGCGATCGTCGCTGCCTACATCGATCGTGCCGATAAGCGACCTATTTGCTACGACATTCAGATGAAAAAGCCGGGTGTCACGGTGAATCCCCGCTCTGAACGGGGTGTCATGGTGACGGCTACGGGGTGTCATGGTGACGCTGACGGGGTGTCACCGTGCAACGAACGGGGTGTCACGGTGACACCCAATACATCCCCTAATCCATCCATTAACCCTTCTTTAAAAGCAGAAGCACGCGCTACGCGCCTGCCTGCCGACTGGAAGCCGAGTGATAGCGATGTCTCTTTCTGCCGACAAGAGCGCCCGGATCTTCTGCCGACTCAAATCGCGGACCAGTTCCGAGACTACTGGATCGCACAGCCTGGCGCCAAAGGCCGAAAGATGGATTGGCCGGCTACGTGGCGGAACTGGGTGCGAAACCAGCGAGCGACAAGCGGACCACGCCAAATCCACAGCTTTCACGACGAACGAGCCGAAACAATCGCAGCACTGACGGGGAGAAATCGATATGAGCACGAATCCGAAGCAACCGACCAACACCAGTTCCGAATCGCTTTGGCCGGTTAATGCGATTCCGCAACGATGGGTGGAAGCGCTGTTTTCGAAAATGAGCGCGTTCTACGGATCGCGATTCGCGGACATGTGGCGCGGCTCGAACGTTTCGGAAGTGCAGAAGGCATGGGCGATCGAGCTTGGAAAGCTGTCGTCGGCGCAACTGAAAGCTGGTGTCGACGCGCTGACGGCGTTTTCCAAGCCGCCCACGCTGCCGGAATTTCTTGACCAATGCAAGCGCACGCGTCTCGAAATGGCTGCAAACGAAGCGCCGCGGCTCGAACACAGTTCGCCGGCAGACCAGAAGGTGATCGATGCGAATCTCGCTAAACAGCATCGGATTGTCAAATCGCTTCGTATGTCGTCGGCGCATAAAGGCTGGTCTACCGAAATGATCGAGCGTGGCACTGGCCGGAATGGTGCTCCGCTGACGGTGGAAGTTCTGCAGAGCTGCAAAGACGTGATCGAGGGGAAGAAATTCGGATGAAAAAAGAAATCATCGGAGACGCGACGCTGTATCTCGGAGATTGCCGAGAGATTCTGCCAACGCTTGAGCGTGTGGACGCGGTGATTACTGATCCGCCGTACGGGATCAACGAAAACAGCAAGAAGGTTGCTTCGCGCGGAAAGATGGCGGCGCCGACCGATTACGGCTCGTTCGATTGGGACAAGAACCCGATTGACCATGACCTCCTGCAGGCTGTCATTTCGGCCGGGAAGAACGCTGTCGTGTTCGGCGGCAACTACTACCCCATGCCTGCAGCGTCGTGCTGGCTGATTTGGGATAAGCAGAACGGCTCAAACGATTTCGCTGATTGCGAGCTGGCGTGGACGAACCTGCCTAAAGCAGTTCGCATTTTCCGCCATCTGTGGAACGGCATGATCCGCGCAGGTGAGGAAAAGGGCCAGCAGCGCGTTCATCCGACTCAGAAACCGATCGCGGTCATGCAATGGTGCATTGAGCAGGCCGGGATGCCCGAGACGATCCTAGACCCGTTCATGGGTTCCGGAACCACAGGCGTCGCTGCTACGCGCCTCGGCCGCTCGTTCATCGGCATTGAACGCGAACCGAAATACTTTGAAATAGCCTGCCGACGCATCGAAGACGCACAGCGCCAAGAATCGCTATTCGAGCCGGCGCCGAAGGCTGAGCAGATGGGGCTTGTGCTGTGAGACGCGCAGCAAAGGTAGATGGAAACCAATCGGAAATCGTCTTCGCGCTTCGGTCGATTGGAGCGCGAGTGATGCCGACACATGCAGTAGGGCAAGGCTTTCCGGATCTGGTCGTCAGCTTCAGGGGCAGAAACATCCTGATCGAGATAAAGGATGGTTCGAAACCGCCAAGCGCGCGCCGGTTGACACCAGATCAGAAAGAGTTTCACGAAAGTTGGGATGGCGAGTTGTACGTGGTGGAGAGCGCCGAGCAGGCGATCAAAGTTTTAACGGGAAACGGGGGAAGGGATGCCAGGGAACAAGAAACCGCGCAAGCCGTACCGGCAGAAAGCCGGACGCAAAGACACTGTGACGACGCTCTTTGAAGGCGACGAGCCACTGAAGGGCGAATTGAAGGAAAAGGTTCTGATGACCACGCACCTATGCGCAACGCGCCTCGCGCAAGGTGACGGCACGCAAGAGGATTGGGGCGCACTGGTGACGGCGATGAACCTCAGCATGGTTCTTTGCGAGCGGGCCAAGAATCAGCGGATCGGCCTCGCGGCAGTCTACGACGCGAACAACGCGCTTATCTCGGTGCAGGAACGGTTCTTCGAGATCGGCCGGCGCGTGTTCAAGGGGGACGAGCTGGTCGCGATGAACGGCGGATTGCACGTCTTCGAGCAGCTTGTCGAGACGGTCAGCAAGCGGCAATACGTGTGGGCGTCCGATCAGGTTGAACAACGAATGCTGGATGGTCTGTCGGTGTCGGTTGGTCCTGGCCACAGGAAGATGCGCTACGAACTCAGGGGGACAGCATGAAAAAACATTGGAAATCATGGACGCCGGAAGAGGATGCGGTCTTGCGAGAAGTGTGGATGGGCGAAAAAGCGCTGCGATTCAGCCTTGACCTCTTCCCCGGCCGAACGTTTGTCGCAGTAAAGATGCGCGGGCAAAGACTTGGGTTACCGGACCGTAACGAATTCATGGATACGAAAAAGTCGTCATGGGTCGAATGCCGACTGGATCAGGAGCTTGCAAAGCATGTCGATGCAAGTGCTGAAGAAATTGCGAAATACGGATCTTTGAACCAGTCATCTTTACGAATCGTCTTGAGGAAAGGGCACGGAACAAAGTACTTCATTTCTTCGTGGCAAAAGCGCGCCAATGGAGGCGATTGGACGGCTAGATGGGCGCTCGGAGCAAAGCCAGACGCGGAAAGGCCCCGCCCTCAAACAAATACCGAGATTCACAGGCGCTTTCGGGCGCGGCAGAAGCTTAAGAAGGGGAACTACAACCCTTTCGCTGCGGCGCTAGGTCTGGTGTCTGCACCAGAAGCACAAACCGGCCGCGTATATCGGCACATGGACGATCGGGAGGCAGCATGACCCAAGACGAAATTCTCTGGCTGGCACTTGGCATCCGCCGCCGCGACTGGACCAAACCGGTAGGGAGCCAGAAATGAGCCGAGAGCAATTCGACGCCTACTACGTCAACGTCCACGGCTGCCTGCTCGCCTCGGTAAAGGAAAACCACTGGCGCACATGGCTGGCAGCGCAGGAAGCGATTCTGAGCGCTCACGGGCCAGCGGTAGAGCTGAAGGTAATCGAAGACGCAGCGAAGACGCTGGATGACAAATGGAAGCAGCAGAAAGCGTTGCAGAGGATGGCAGAGGCCGAGCAGGAACTCGGGCTGGACTATACAGAAGCGCGGGAGATGCGCGATGAGTAACTGCACAGGATGCCAATCGAGCGGAACGACCCCTCACACGCCGGAATGCTTGTTCGACCACTTTCTGGCCTACACCGGATATCACCAGATGTCATGGGCCACGCAACAACTGCTCAAGACAGCATATGAGCACGGTATGCGGGAGGGCGCGAAGTTGCAGGCAAAGATCCAGGCGGACGAGGTTTTGTGGGTCCGGAACCAGTTGGCGAAGTCGGAGGGGCTGTGAGCGACGAAAGCGAAATCAACATATTCCGCGCGCTCGATTTCATGCGGGATAACGCGCTGGCTCTGGCGAAAGCGAAGGCCGAGCGCGTCTACCTGGAGGAATTCAGGAAGACGCAGAAGGCGCTGATTATGAAGCTTGCGGAGGGAGACGGCCACAAGACGACCGCGGCGCAGGAGCGCGAGGCATATGCCAGCGGCGAATATTGCTCGCTTTTGGGGTCGCTCAAGATGGCCGTAGAGACGGAGGAAAAGCTCCGTTGGCTAATGGTAGCTGCGCAAGCGAGGGTGGAAGTGTGGCGCTCTATTGGAGCAAACCAGCGCGCGGAGGCGAAAGCGCTATGACAGCCGCTGCTGAACGCCTCCACATTGCCCGCGTAAAGGAAATGGCCTGCGCTGTATGCGGCGCCCACGGCCCGAGCGACGCGCACCATATCCTAGCCGGCCGCACGCCTGGCAGAAAGAGTCCGGGATTCTGCGTGATCCCGCTCTGCAAAGACTGCCATCAGGGCAGCTTCAACGGAATCCACGGCCAGCGCCGCATGTGGGATGTTGTAAAGGTAAGCGAACTGGACTGCCTCGCGGCGACGATAGAACGACTGTATGGAGGGAAACGATAATGGGCGTATGGCATCCAATGCCGGTATGGACCGGCACGGGCGACATAAAACCGGGTTCGCAAGCGTGGGAAAACATGATCGCGGGAATGTCACCGGAGGAGCGCCGCGTGTTCTACAGGCGGTGGAATGGAGACGTGATCGACCTTCCTGCCGACGCTGTGAGAGAGGTTAATGAAGTCCCGAAACTCGAATCGCCGAAAGGGGAATAACAGTGCACGACGAAATCGACGACATCCTATATGACTGGTTCAAGTTCAGCCAGAGCTACCAGCCCGCGCTCGGCTACGGCCGCGCTGACTCTACATGCCGCGATTTCACCATTAGCCGCCAATGGATGGAATACGACGAGCTTTCCGAGATCGTCGATCACCAGCTCCGCGAAGGAATCGCCAAAGCGGTAGAGCCGCTGATATTCGAACTGACGCTACGCCAGCGCATGGCAATCCAAACGGCAATGCGCAATATGGACGCCGGCCGCACGGTCTGGACCAATCCGCGCTATCCGGAAACGCAGGAAAGGGACTATGCTGAGGCTAAGGAACTGCTGAGGCCGAAACTTTTCGCTAAAGGGTTGCTGAATAGCCCTTGTAAACTGGGTTCGGATAAGGTATCGTGCCGTTTGTGGGCATAACTCGCCCTAAAAAAAGCTCAACCCGATCCCCGTCTGGTTGGGCTTTTTTTACGCCACCGTGTTCCCCGACACTGACGGCCGAGAAAGAACGGCACTCTCACGCATGGCGGTTAGGCAGAAATGCCACTTCGATAAGTGCGACCTCAGTCGTTAGCCGCCAGTCGTGAGAGTGAAGCGAATCGGACGTGAAGCTAGGGTTTAGCGAGTTACAAGTTAGGCCGATTAAGGCTTGTAACAAGATGCGACACCGAATGTCGGGGATCAGCACCGGCCGCTCTCAACTAACCCTTCCCTGCGATCTCCTCCCGCAGGTTTGCCCGCCAAGCGCGGGCATTTTTATTTGTGCGCCCATGATCGACACCATCACCAAGAAGCAAGTAGCGATCGTCTCGTTCGATCAAGACCTGAAGAACGCGAAGCTGCTGAATGATCTTGGTCACCCGTCAATGCGCGTAGTAACGTATCAGGTGACGCTCGATCCAACTCGCCTGTCGCCTGAAGGCCAGTTCCTGCGTTGCGGCCAGTGGAGTGACGGCAAAGGCGCCGGAGATGAACTGACCGGCTGGATTCTGCTGGACGATTTGACAATCGAGGAAGTGCTCGCCGAGGAAGATTCGGACGGGATTCTTCGCCCGTACGTAACCGAAAGCGCCGAGCGCGCAGCAGCTTAGGAGATTCACACATGACCACACTTAGCAACCTGATGGGCGCAGGCGTTCCGCCTCTGCAAGCTCAGATGACCGTAGGCAAGGTAACGACCGGCCTCACGGGCGGCGGCACGTCCAGCCAGGCAAACGCAACGGCCATTCCGAGCGACGTCACCGTGTTCTCGACGGTCGCACTGAACTCGGGTGCACGTCTGCCGGCAACCGGCCCGACGAGCGGCCAAGCTGGTGACATCTACGTCGTCGCGAACTTCGGCGCAAACCCGCTGCTGGTGTATCCCGCAACGGGCGGCAACATCTCCAATGCTGGCGTCAATACCGCAGTGAGCATCCCGGTCAACAAGACCGCGGACTTCTACTGCTTGGGCGCCAACCTTTGGGCCGCGAGCATCGGGACCTGACATGGACGCAACGGTCGCTCGCGCGCGTTTCTACTCAGACCTGAGAGATACGCTGCCTGTATCGCAAGAAGCCCGAGACTGGGCTATCCGGCACATACAGGAGCACGGCCATTACGACTCGCTAGACGATCTGCTGCAACAGGCGGAAAAGCTGGCTGCCAAGTATGTCCGACAGTAAAGAAGGAAAAGTTACTGGCCGAAAGCCGCCTCCCAATGCCGGTAAGGGGCGCCCGAAAGGCTCGCTGAACAAGTCGACCGTAGCCGTAAAGGAAGCGCTCGTTCAGGCATTCGAGGGAATCGGCGGCGTTGAGAGCCTGAAACTGTGGGCCGGAGAGAACCCGACCGCGTTCTATCAGCTTTGGGGGAAGATGCTTCCTCTCCAGGTCGCGGGCGACGAGCAGAATCCGCTCACAGTGGTTCAGAAGGTCATATTGGAGCCGCTAAGTGACGACCGTCAGGATAGCGCTTCCTCCTAAGCTAATCCCTGTCTTCAGCGGCAGGGCGGACATACGCGGGGCATACGGCGGGCGGGGATCAGGCAAGACGCGATCCTTTGCCAAGATGGCAGCCGTCCGCGCTTATATGTGGGCGATGGAAGGGCGAGAGGGAATCGTCCTTTGCGCTCGGCAGTTCATGAACTCGCTGGATGACTCGTCGCTAGAGGAAGTGAAGGCGGCGATTCGGTCTGAGGCATGGCTGGAAGCGTTCTTCGATATAGGCGAGAAGTACATCAGGACGCGCAATGGCCGGGTGACGTTCAAGTTCGCCGGCTTGGATCGCAGCATTGATAGCGTGAAGTCGAAAGCGCGGATTCTCCTGTGTTGGGTGGACGAGGCCGAGCCAGTCACTAACCTGGCATGGTCGACGCTCATTCCTACGCTGCGGGAAGAGGATAGCGAGCTCTGGGTGACGTGGAACCCGAAGCGCAAGGGCAGTCCGACCGATGCGCGCTTCCGGCGCAATCCTGATCCGCTGTTCAAGATCATCGAGCTGAACTGGCGCGACAACCCGAAGTTTCCTTCTGTGCTCGAGCGTGCGCGGCAACGTGACCTGCGCGACCGGCCGGAAGAGTACGACCATATCTGGGAAGGCGCCTACGGCAATATCACCGGCTCGATCCTCGGTAAGTGGGTCAGCGCCGCGGAGCGTGAAGGCCGGATTGACGACGAGATTGTGTATGACCCTGCGGGCGCGCCGATAGAGATCAGCAGCGACTTGGGATTCAGAGACACGGCGTCTTGGTGGTATTGGCAGCGTCTGCCAGGCGGATTCAATCTGCTCAAGTACGAAGGCGATTCAGGGCTGGATGCTGAGGACTGGATTCCGCGCATACAGCAGAGCATCACCGATTTAGGCGCCAAGCTCGGAAAGATATGGCTCCCGCACGACGCGCGGGCAAAGACGTTCCAAAGCAAGCACACCAGCATGGAGCGGTTTCTCGAGGCATTCGGCGGCGGCAAGGTCGAAGTCGTACCTCAGACCAAGAAGCTAGACCAGATCAGCGCAGCTCGCGCGGTCATCACCAAATGTGCATTCAACCGTACCCAATGCGAGGCCGGCTTAGACGGTCTAGGCGCGTGGGAATACGAGTGGAATGACGACACAGGCGTGTTCTCGAAAGAACCACTACATAACTGGGCTTCACACCCCTCCGATGCGTTTGCATACGGTGCGCAGGTCATGAGTGAAGCCGAATACGTCGCTCCGGTGCGGGAACCGGACTGGCAGAACCTGCAGGTGCAGGAGACGCTAAACGACGTTTGGGAAGATCACATGCGGCATGTATCCAATCATCGGAGGCTGTAAATGTATCAAGGTTCGTTCACGGCGCAGGCTGCGACCATCTCTTATGCGGTGACGATCGCTGCCGGCGCTTCCGTCAAGCTTCCTGGCACGGGCAGCACGGTCCGCATCGTCAACGAAGGCCCGAACCACGCATATGTGTCGATCGGTCCCGGTACGCAGACGGCAACGCTGCCTTCGCCTTCAGCGCAGACGACGTGTACGCCTGTGCTGGCAGGTACGGATTCGACCTTTACGATTCCCAATACCATCCCCGGTTCGCCTTTGTCATTCAGTGCCATTTGCATCACGGGCACTGCCACGCTAGACATTCAGGTTGGCGAGGGGCAATGATATGTTGCGAGGAATTATTGGCGGTGGTGGCGGCGCAGGGACGCCGGGAGCAGACGGCAGAACCGTTCTGACGACAGCAGGCATCCCAAGCGCGGGAACAGGTAACAATGGCGACTACGCCTACGATCCAGCCGCGCAGTTGATGTTTGGGCCGAAGGCTGGTGGCGTATGGCCAGATGGCGTGTCGATCAAAGGCACTGATGGCGCGGACGGTTCGGCTGTCAGTTTCAAAGGATGGAATATCACGACCGGTACGCCGTCGACGGCACTCGGCAACGTCGGTGAGGCTGCGGTCGATCCGACTACGGGGCTGGCGTGGATACCGAAGCAGGCGTCTAGCACGCCTACGCCGGACGGATTCTTCGGTATCAACACGCACATTGCCAGCACGTATGCGCCTACGAGTGGGGTTCCCACGCCGGCGCAGTATGTGGCAAAGATGCAGGATCTCGGCTGTCAGATCGTCCGCACGAACGTGAGCAACACGACTGCGGCGACGACCACGCTTCCGTACTTTCAGGCGTTCAAGGCTGCCGGCATCAAGACGATGGCAGTGCTCGACCAGGGCGTCCCGCTAGGCAGCAGCTACGCGACGAACAAGACGAACGGTCAGACATACGCGTCAGGTATCGCTACGATTCTGGCGGGCTATGTCGACTATTACGAGATGTCGAATGAGATCGACTTTGCATGCCGGACGGATGGCGGTGGGGGCAGCGCGCGCACGACTGCAACCAATGGCGTAACTGGCGCAAAGATCGGGACGGGTATTGACGGTTCGATTCCGGGCGACTACTCGATCACGTCGATCAATGCGCTGCGTGGCTGGATCACGGGTGGCTTGATTGGTATTCGTGCAGCGGACCCCGCGGCAAAGTGCAGCTACGCGTCAGGAGTGCCGTTCGCCTATGTCGTGCTGGACATGATGGTTAATGGCCGCGAACCGGCTCCTCCGGCTTCGCAGACTCCAACTGTCACGGTTGCTTCGGCAAATCCTGCGATCGTGATGGATTTCGCCACGTCGCATTGGTACTCGTCGATGGGGAACTGGGTTAATGCCGGCCCGTCTACGTACCTCGGCACGCTTCAGAATGTCCCGGCGCAAATGCGCTCCGTCTCGGGCAATCTGCCGATCCACGTAACTGAATGGGGCATGCTCGGCACGGACGCGAGCCAAGCGTCGTACATGACGAGCCAGTCTAATTTCTGGTTCACGAATCGGGCGACATATGGCATTCAAGCCGTGATGATGTACGCGCTCTACCCGAATCCGGGTGATGGCGCGGCCGGCTCGCCTAACTACGGCATTATCCAGCTCGATGGCACGACACTGAAGTCGGCCTATACCACGCTGAAGAACTACCACGTTGCGAACACGACGCCAGGCACGACTGCATGGCCCGGTACGCCGTTCCAATTGCCGAAACAGGGTGATGTTCCGTCTGCCTGCAATATTTACAGCACGGCCGCGAATATCACGGACATTCGCAACGGCACGAATAACCAGACGTTGCGTGTGTGGCAGACGATCGATGGCGGCCTAGCCAATGGCTCGTTTGGCGGCATGTGGTACGCGGGCGGTCAGTTCCACTTCGGCACGGACAAGATCGGCACGGGATCGCCTCCTGGCACGCGCTACACGGTGAATGGCATTGATCTGCTGTCGTTTGGTGCTGGCAGCCTGTCACCGGTTACCGATCAAGCCTATAACCTCGGGAATACGACCACACGCTATCTGCGCGCGTATATCTGGGGTTTGAACATGAAGATCGCGCGCACGTCGACGAGCGGGACGACGATCGCGAACCCTTCAGCGCCAGGCGCCACCGTATGGACGGGCGCAGGAGCAGGAACGATCACCGTGGAAGCAGCTCCCGAAGACGGCCAGTTCCGCATCTTCACTAACTCCGCAACGGCCGCAGTGACCTTCACGGTCAACTACACCGGCCGCGGTGGCGCTTCCACTGTTGTGCTCAACCAGGATCAAAGCTGCGTGTTGCAGTTCGATGGCACTGGCGCGTGCTGGAACAAGATTTCGGTCAGTTGATTACGAACTTCCGCTGAAAGACGGAAGTACCGGCGTAGGTATGGACCAGCCTTCGCTAGAACGGTGGTTCTTATGTTCTCCCTTCTACGCAAACTCAAAAGGTTAATCATGGCACTTTTCAAGGCAATCGTTGAGATCGCATACGTCGAGACGCCGGTCCCGGCTGGACAGACCGTGGGCGCGAGCTCGCAAGTGATGGTGACGCTCACCGGTCCCGCAGGCGTGGTGAATGCAGGCGTTCCGATCCCGAACGCGACGGCATCGCATGTGTTCGAGCATCTGACGGCCGGCGATTACAGCGTCGAAGTGAAGCAGCTCGACGACGCCGGCAATCTGGTGGGCGTGGCGATCAATTTCCCGTTCACCGTGGTCGACAACGCTCCGCCCGCTACGTTTATGGCGCCGTCCGCCGTTACCGTTTCGGTTCAGCCTGAGTAAATAAATGGCACAGCAGACTCGTTCGCCCGAAGTTGAGCGGTATTTGGGCTATATCACGGCCTACGACAAGGCGTTCAATAAGTGGACGGACCGTACCACTAAGATCGTCAAGCGCTACCGTGACGACGCGAAGGAATACACGTATGGCAACGAGTCTGCGCGCTTCAATATCCTGTGGGCCAATGTACAAACGCTGGTTCCAGCCACTTTTAGTCGTCTACCGCAGCCCGACGTATCGCGACGCTTCCGGGACTCAGATCCTGTCGGCCGTGTGGCAAGTCTGCTTCTCGAGCGCGCGCTCGAATTCGAAGTAAGGCATTACCCGGATTACCGGGAAGCGATGAAAAACAGCGTCATGGACCGCTTTCTAGGCGGCCGTGGCGTGTCATGGGTACGATATGAGCCAGTCACCAGCGTCCAAGAGCCTATCTCGCCAGATGATGAGGCTGGCGATGATCCTGCGGTTATTGAAGGCGCGGGAGCAGATCAAATCTCGGAAGACGGACCGCTTGAGCAAATAGACGACGAGACGGCTCCGGTCGACTATGTGCATTGGCGCGACTTCGGCCATTCTGTGGCGCGGACATGGGAAGAAGTGTCGTGCGTGTGGCGCAAGGTCTATTTGCCCTATGCCGATCTCTGCGAGCGCTTCGGAGAAGAGACAGCACGGCGCATTCCGCTGGATGCGAGCAACCCGGCCGAAGGATACGGCGAATCGAAAATGCCGTCGAATGATGTCGGCATGGGTAAGCAAGCCTGCATCTACGAGATTTGGGATAGGACCACGCAGAAGGCTGTGTGGATCTCGAAGAACGTCG